ACAGTATCTTCATTGTAATCTTTTTTCGCTGCTGCTTTTACAGTATATCTTTGCTCACGTTTTGCAGTTCTTGTATTACTATCAGAATAGTAATCAATCTGAACCTTACGAATAAGTCCATCTGTAGAATCTGCAATAGGACCAAACATATATGTTTTAGCAGTAAAGCTTAAAGTATATATTAATGCTCTTCTGGTTTCAAAATTACCTTCATAATCATCTGTAAATGCAATGTTCTCAAGAACCATAGGAACATCCCTTTTCTCACCAATCTGATCTACTAAATCTATTGTTAGAGTAAAACCAGGTTGAAAGAATGGTAATATTTGTTCCAATATTTGAAGAGAATCATCTTGCAATTTCGTAAGAATATTTAATTCAAAACCTAGATTATATGGAACAGGCATAAAAACCTTTTTAAGTTTTCCAGTATCATTAGCTTTAAATGTTTGTGCAATACCAGATTTTCTTGATGGATCATATTGTATATTATTCATTTCAAAAGAAATTCTAGGCAATGTTATTTGAACCGCCTTATTTAATTCTGGTTGTTGTTGAAGTCTTGCTAGAAACTTTTGTTTAGGTCCATATGAAATTGGAACCTTAATTTGACTAATGTCCTTTCCAGTAGAATCTTGATGACGAACATGAATGTCATTAAAAAGTGTTCCGAAAGCAATAACGGTTTTTCTTATTATTTCGTGATAAAAATACGTTCCTAACATTAATAAGTACCAAAGGGATTTGATTCAGTAAAATCTAGTATCTGATCTGCGTTCAACTCAAATTCACTAGCATCATTATATTTATCATTAACATCATCGGAATTATATGATCCGAGAGTATATGATGCTCCAGAAGTCTTTCCAACAATATCCTCACCTTGGAAGAATCCAGAAACTGTTGTTCCAATACCAACATTACTTACGGTTAATATATTAGTATCTTTATCCCAAGATTTAACTCTTGCTTGAGCATAAGATCTAGAACCTTCAATAACTTCATTAAATTGGAATGTTCCAATACCAGCCATAGATGGTGGATCTGCAATAGTTACTGTAGGTATTGATGCATAACCAATTCCAGGATCACTTACAAATATACTCTTAACAACGTGTTGAGCACCTGCTAATCCTACAGAAGCAATTCCAACTGCAGTGGTTCCAGCACCTGGTTGACCAACCGTTACTGTTGGTGCTGTGCTATAACCAACACCACCATCTAGGATATTAAATCTAGTTACACCTTGATAAACAGTTTCAACAGAACAAGTTGCGGCAGCACCTGTTCCACCACCACCAGAAATAGTAATTTGTGGTGGTGTAACATAACCAGCACCAGCACTCGTCATTAATATCTTCTCAATAGAAGTAACATTTGCTCTAGTTGTTAATATTCCAATTGCTCTTGCTGGATTATCTGCTGGAGAATTTTCAAATGTAATTGTAGGTGGAGAAGTAAATCCAGATCCATCATTATTTAAGAATATCTCTCTAACATATCCTTGACCTAATGCTGCTGTTGCTGTAGCAGTTCTTCCTAACCCAACTAATCTAAGAGTTGTAATATATCCTTCATCCTGAACCTGAGTATCAATAGCATCAATAGATGTATCAATAACCTCATCCTCATATTCAAAGAGTTCACATTTAAGTTGATAAACGTAATTTTTCCCTAGTTGATAAAATGGATCTTCATGCTCTACAAATTTAATCTCAAATAGTCTTTGCCCTAATGGAAAATAAACAAGATCACCTTCTCTTGGTCTTGATGTTACTTCTATTTCACTCTGATCAGTACCATCATCAGCAGCTGAAAGAAATGGTGAAATAAAATCTTCAAATCTTTCTTTAGAAATTGTTAAAGTAACTTCATCCTTTAAACTCATTCCAAATTTTGTTAAGACATCTCCTGCACCACCATACCCATCATAATTATTAACATATGCTTCTATAGCAAAATTATCATCAAATTTAGAAGATTGAACCTCTTCCATAATTGATGTTCTATTTACAAATTTTCTGGGAATATATGTTACTTCAACACCAAAAATTTTTAGATGTTCATTTATTAGATCTTGAGCTAATCTCTGCTCTGAAGAAGTTCCCTGTAGAAAAAACGGATTGAGTGCCATATCTTATCACCCAATAAAATCATACGGTGGTAATTCGTATTCTGAGAACATTCTTGATCTAAGACCTTCAATCTCTCTTTCAGCATCATCAAAAATTTCTCTACCGTTAAGTTCTATACCACCTGGTAATTTAACTCCACGAAATTTGATTAAATTTTGTCCCCATTGTCTCTTCATAAGAGCTGTGAGATACAATTTGAGAAAAGAATCATTATATACCTGTGTAAATGATGTTGGATCTAATGCTCTATAGCAATCTAGAATTAACCAATTACCAACAGATTCAGCACCCCAATCAATATCCAAATACAACCTATCTTGTCTCTTGTTAAATCTTACTTGCTTATCAGTAGTAAGTAAATGGTCAATATCCTCAAGATATGATTTAACCATTGCATACTGAAGTAATTCAACAGAATTGAAGTAATAAAGATCGTTTAAAAATAACTGATACTTTATACTAAACATTCCACCAGATATAGAGCTAGTGTCGAATTTGAATATCTTTTCTACACCAACTACAGAATCTGGAACTTGTAAAAAATTAGAAGTCTCATACCAATTACTTATTGTAGTACCATAACCTGCTATATTTGTAGAAGTAGCAGTTGTAGTTACTATACCAACACCATTATGATCCTTTGCCTTTCCTCTTTCAATATCTTCTTCAGTAAGTTGATACTTAAGATACATCCTTTCAACACCATCAAAATGGCGTTCATTGAAAAGTTGAATAGCATCATCAACTAAATCATCTATCTGATCATCGTCAATATTAATCTCCAATACAGGAGCTCCCAGCTTCCTTAAACAGTAATCTACTAATTGTGTTCTACTTGCTGGTTTTGCCATTTCCTCTAACTATCAGTTTTCTTGGTCTTTTTCAGTTTTGCAACTTCTTCTTGTAAATTAATAATTTCTTGTTGAAGATTTCTTTCTTCTTCTTCAAAGTCTTGTTTCAAAGTTTGCAATTTTGCTTCAAGTAAAATTACTTGATTTGATGCTTGTGCAAGTTTCTGATTGTATAAACTCACAAGAACATTCACGTCAACTTCACTATTCTGTTGTTGCATAATTTTTCAAATAAATTTAGAACGTGCCTCCATCAAGGGTTGAAGACCAATGAGGCTTATTAGTATATATGATGGAAACTGTAGCAGGAATTACTGATAGATTTTCAACAGCACCATTATCTCCTTCTTTTCTAATATTGTAAGTATTAGTAAATGTTCCTTCAACACCAACCAAATCAATTGAATTTGTGTTGGAAACTGGTGATTCAACAACACCATAAGCACCACTAGTGTCTTGCCTTACAATATCACCAACTGATAATGTTACATTACTAGGTAATGCAAGAGTATTTTTAGTCACAGCAGTTAATATCTGCTTAGATGTAATTATTGGAGCAGCTGGATTATTAGTTGAAGTTTGTAATCCATTCTCATCAAAATATACTGCACCATGTGTATTATAATCAGCAGTTTGATAGTATATTCCTTTAATGTCTAGGAATCCTCTAGTACCACTTACAAGACTGCCTGATATTGATGCATCTGGAACATAAGTCCAAGAATTTGCTGGAGCACTACTTGCACCATTTGAATCTTGATCAATATACCCAAAGAAACCAGACTTACTATTCGCAGTTCCAATCCCAGTATTATAATTAAAAGCAATACCACGATCAGTATTAGTATCAAAAGCGTGAGTAATTGTTAATTGTGATGTAGTGGTAATACCAGCAGTGGTAGAACCTTCAATGGTGATCATTTTTGCACCAACATCAAGAGTAGTAACCGTAGTTAAACCACTATTTGGTAATGCAGAATTTCCAGTAACAATATCACCAGTATTAATACCAACAACAGAATCAATAACGATTGTACTAACACCAGTAGCAACTGATGCCATTACTGTTCTATCACTAGTAACATCACCAATAGTAAAGATCGGATCATTAACTGTTACGTTAGTTGAGTTAACTGAAGTTGTTGTACCATCAACTTGTAAGTTACCTTTAACAATAACATCACCTTGATTACTTAATCCATCGGGAAATGGATCAATAAACAACTTATCACCACTACCACTAACAGATGAAATTACATTATTTTCAATTCTAACTTTACCAAAAACTGAATCGGTAGATACATTCAACGTAGTGTTGAACATAACTTGCTTACCTGATATTAATAATCTATCAGTTCCATCTTCATCATATTCAAACTTAACATCCTTATCATTACCAAAAGATAAGAAAGTATCATCTACTATATTAACTTCTCCAGTTCCATCAGGATCAAATTGAATATCACCGTCAGTATCTGTGGATGATATAACATTACCATCCATCCTAAGATTATCTACATTCCACTGATCAATTCTTCTAGTATTATCAAGAACAGCAACTATACCACCATCACTATTTCTTGAATTTTGAACACCAGCAACTGTTCCTGGTGTATGTTCCATCATAGAGGTGTAATAATGACCACCTACTGGGAAAACATTACTTCCATCGTCTCCGAGGAATATTCTATCTTTATATTGATTAGTTCCTCCGTAACTGCCGATGCCAGTTACATAACCCATTTCACCCCAATTTAGGCTGGCAGGTTTGTTAGTACCAGAGGATCG